TAGTACGGTATTTTACGATGTAGTTGGACAGTTAGGTTGGAGAAATTATGGCAATAACCACACTATCTTCGATGCTTCAAGTAGTCTAACTCCTAGTGATACAAGCTGTAATAACACAAACGCAGCAGTACCTTGGTCAGCTACTTATCCTACGCTAATGGGTTGGAATGGTTCAAGTACGTATGGTGTACGTGTTGATAGTGCACGAGTAGCAGATAGTGCAGGTAATGCAGGTACCTTAGATGGTTTAGACTCTACTAGCTACATGCGGTATACAGGTTGGAACAATCAAGACGCTAATAGTCAAGGGTTGATGAAGTCTAACTTTACTTACTCAAACAATGCCCCTTTTACAGGTGAGCTTATAAGGTTCCATGCTAACTATTATTCATTGCAACTAAACGCTGTATACAACAATACAGGTAATGGTCTTGCGTTTAGAACATATAACAATGATAGTGTGAAAACTTGGAACCCATGGCGTAAGGTATGGCATGATGGTAACGATGGTTCAGGTTCAGGCTTAGACGCTGACTTGCTTGATGGTCAACACGCTTCTGCGTTTGCCCCTGCTTCTCACTCGCATAACTATGTGACTGAAGGTGGTACATCGTTTAATGGTGAATACCCTGTTGCTGTTCGTACTGGTACAAGGACTATGTACTCTGATAACAACATTAGGTTTAGAGGTTCTGATAGTCGCTTATCAGTAGATGGTTCAATCACGACTCCTACTATAAACACCAATAGTATAGATACTATAAATATGGAAACTGATTCCTTAGTAGTAGGCACTGATATGTTCAATAACATGCTCTTGTTTGGTAACGAAGTAATATCTGCAGCTTCTACATCTAAAACATACGTTAACCACGAACTAACATCTGGAATGGGGATTCCTGCTCCGACAGGTGGACAAGTGTTATCTTATGATTCTGCCTCAGACTCAGTACTGTGGATAGACCCTCCTGCAGGTGGTGGTGCTAGTAACAGCGTTTATGGTATCGATTATTGGAATAACGCACCTTACACAGGCGCTGCAAGTTTGTACTTAATATTTGATACAGAAGCGGAAGCCAACGCCTTGTGGGATGCTGTTAAAGCAAGCTCAGGCCCGGGGCAGTTGCGTGTTAGAGCTAGGTATGAGATGTTCCAATACGGTAGTACTGGTTTTGATTTAACTATGGACCCTTACTACAGCAACCCTACTTTCTGGAGTTTGATGGGTAATTTAGGACCGTTGGGGAATCAATGGGTACTAGGTATGGATGTCTATATAACATCAACACCTACTGACGGTAGTATACTTCTAGGTGAAGGTACTTGGGAACTTACATAAGGACAATATATGTACGCAAAAATAGTAAACAATGAGGTGGTGCAGTATCCTGTGCCTCCTTACAAAGCTACTACAGATGAGTATGTAGAGGTGTCACGTTTAGAAATAGACCATGATCCCTTTACACATCAAGTAGTATACGACAGTCAACCCACTAAACAGACCGATGGTTATTGGGTTCTCCAAGGTAACTTAGAAGCACTGGAAGACACAACATATGTCAACAATGCAGCTAGGCTAGTTAGGCAGGACCGAGACAAGAAGTTATCTGAAACAGACTGGGTTGTCACTAAGGCTTTCGAGACAGGTACTGAAATACCTGAGGACATGAAAACCTACCGTCAGGCTCTTAGAGATATAACAAATCAATCAGGGTTCCCATATAAAGTGGTGTTCCCTGACTTACCTAATTAAGGATATTAATATGTCAGTAACTTATGAACTCTTAGAGGAGTTTACAGGTACTCGTGTAAATGAGATGCCTGACCCTGAGAACGAAGGTGAAGTGTTAGAGGTTACACAAGATGTACGTGACATTCTAGTTCGCTTTACCTGTGGTGACTCAGGTTACACACATGAACGCTCGGTTAACGTGGTATTCACTGATGGGGTTTATGATGAAGAGCTTACATTAGTACGATGTGCGGAAGTGGCTAATGGTGTCGCTGCTAAGATGGCGTGCGGGGTTATTCAAGCTCCTGAAACCATATAGGAGTAGAAAAGGGGGCGTGAAGCCCCTTCTTTTAGCTAACTAGCTTCAGCTTTTGCAATCTCTTCTTTAAGTGCGTTAACAAAGCCTTGTTCAGCCATACCTAACTGGTCAACTCGCGCTCGAGCCGCTTGGCCTTGTTGCTGCAAGTCTTGGATTTGTGATAAGCAGTACTTTGCGCCTTCCGGTAAATCTTCAACGACATAACTCTTTTCATCAATAGTGATAGTCTGCTTTTCTTGAGTTTCCATAAGTTTTCCTATAGGTAATTTAGTGATGTGTTTCAAACACGACCATGATTCTATATAATATAGCGACATAACGCAATAGGTAGCACTATGTACAAGTATATTTTGGTTTTGTTGATAAGTTTTGGAGTATGCGCCGCTGATAATCAACAGACTGGCGACCTAAACACGAACACCCAGAACTCAACAGTTAGTAGTAACAACACAACTAACTCAAAGACGTATAACGGTGCTGGTTCATCTGGTATGCCAGTCACGTCTACTATATCTCCATCCCTTATGTCATCTGGTAATGACTCATGCTTACGCTCAACAGTGGGCGGTGTTCAATTTGCTGTCTTCGGTATATCGGCAGGTAAGTACTACCAAGATGAACAGTGTAACCGACGCAAAGACGCAAAGACCTTACGAGAGTTAGGTATGTCAGTCGCTAGTGTGTCCCTAATGTGCCAGAAGTTAGACGTATGGGTCGCCATGTTTACCGCTGGCACACCCTGCCCATTACTAGTTAATTCTAAATTAGTTGTAGGCAAAAACGCCTACTTGGTGATGCGTCGCCAACCAGAATTTTATATACCCGACTACTCAAAAAATGTACAATATTACAATACCATTTTAAATATTGGCGATGGAGTCGATTACAATGATGAAGAAACTAGCACTCTTACTATTAGTGAGCGTTTCCGCACAAGCAAACGAGATTGATAATTTAATCACGACAAGTGACTCTCTCAAGCAGACATTTGCTTTAGGTATCCAGACGGTAGGTGGTCAGGCTCAGTACGCCAATACAGGCGGTATATCACCAGACATGGTAGCAGATGCCTATGTTACCCAAGCGCAAGCCGATGCGTACAACGAAGCATTGATACAAGTCGCGGCTAAAAACTACAACATAACCGCACAAGAATACTTTGATACTCAATCACAAACAGCTTTAGAGGCATTAGGTGAAGCGGTAAACGCGTACACGCAAGCGAGTAGTGATTTAATCGGTGCGGTAATTGTGAACAATATGGCAGTTGAAGCAGTTGACCAAGAAACCACAGAAACCCTACAAACGTATGTAACTAACAATGACATGCAAATTACAACCGAGTCAGTAGAAACTTATAACGGCGCGCTCGATACAGTTCAGGCGGCGGCGCAAACTGCGGCTAGTTTCATGGCAGTTGCTAACGACCAAGACTTAGTATCTTCAGCACAAGCACAAGCGGACGCGCTAGGAGAGTCTTTCTCATTCGCTGAAGCCTCGTTTTACGCACAGTCTACAGTGACGGTTACAATGCTATCTGGGGATGTTTCACTAGATATGTCAGCGTATATTAAAAGCGCACAGGACATCTTAACAGCTGGTCAGGAGTCTGACTTTTATCGTACTAGCCCAGTAGGTGAGTGTTTCTTTACTCAAGAATGTTATGAATGATATTGAATTAGATGTAGGCGGAACTAAGTTTAAAGGTGTCTGGATAGCAATACTATTCTCATTTGCATCGACTATCGGTGGTGGCATCTGGACGGCTAGTGAGTTCTTTAATCGTTTATCAGCACAAGAGCAAGCAGTGCAAGATGTGGTAACACAGCAAGCAGTAATTGATTCTAAGTTCGATACATTGTCCAGTGATGTTACAAGTAACTTATCTACGTTCTCTACTAATATAGCGACAGTTGAACAACAGCTTAGTGACAACGATGTGTCTGGCCTACAAGGTAAACTAGCTACACTTGGCACTAACCTAGAACAAATAATGAAGCGACAAGGCGAGTTACTGGACTTGCGAGATAAAGTCGCGGAAATAGAAAAGTTATCATCTGAGCAGAGTATTACAATCGAAGCCAAGCTAGAAAAACTGATGCAGTATGACGAGGATATGAAGCGCATTACGCGTGAGATTGACGACATATGGAATGGTATGGACGCACTGAGTAACCCGCTGTCATGATTGGCGTATATATTATTTGTGGTTTGTCTTTGATTATCTTTGTTGTTGCGTGTAAAATCGCATATAAGTTTTCCAAATTATAAGTTTCCCTATATGCCAGACCACATCGAAAAAAGAATTGACCGTTTTGAGTCTAGTATGGACAAAAATTTTGAGAAGGTCACTCAGATTTTAGAGAAGTTGGCTAGGCATGACGAACGTGTCGATGACGTAGAAAGGCGCATCGGGCAAACTGAAGACGATGTACGTGACTTAAAAAAGATTGTATCTGCAAATGAATATACCGCGAAGTCAGCAAACCGAATATTTTGGATGGTACTAGCTGGATTCGTATCTTTAGGATTTTATTTCCTGAGAGGCTAACATGCTTAACTTATTAATTGGTCCAATCACTAGCTTAGTAGGCGGATACTTTAAAAATAAAGCGGAAGAGAAACAAGCCAAACACACTGCTAAGATGGAAGTCATTAAGCAAGGTGGTAAGTGGGAAGACACTATGGCCGACGCTTCTGCTAACTCGTGGAAAGACGAGTTCTGGACTATTATATTTTCTATCCCCCTTATCGCCGTATTCTATGGCGCTATTTTCGACCCAACTATTATTCAGAAAGTAGAAGAAGCATTTAACGCCCTCGAACAATTACCTGAATGGTACCAATACTTGCTATTCATGGCGGTATCAGCTAGCTTTGGTATTCGTGGTGCAGACAAATTGATGAGCCTACGGAAGAAGTAAAATGGAAAAACTAATTGAGATGATTAAGGTACACGAAGGTGTATCTCACCATGTATATAACTGCCCAGCAGGTTATGAGACTATAGGCGTAGGTAGAAATATTTCAGTCGCCGGACTAGGTTTAAGTGATGAAGAAATAGACTATTTGTTGACAAACGACATCATGCGTTGTTATAAAGAACTAGGTACTTTTCAATGGTTTGTGGGCCTAGACGAAAATCGTCAATTTGCGATTGTTGACATGTGCTTCAATTTAGGGCTTACACGGCTGCTAAAATTTAAAAACATGATAAGTGCACTACAGCAAGAGGACTGGGAAGAAGCATCTGCTCAAGCTCTGGACTCTGCGTGGGCTACACAGGTAGGAAACCGAGCTCAAAAAATCGCTACTATTCTTAGGACAGGAGAGTTCTAGTGGTAGTTTAAGGACTATTATGGAACACTTACTAGAATTCTGTAAGACTAAAAGACAGAAAGAAATAATCCAAGCTAGGATGAAAACGACTAGCAACAAAAAAGCCGCTACTTTACTTGGTATAGATAGACGTAATGTTGATACATGTCTAAAACGAGTAAGGAACTATGCGGCTTCCAATGGTATAGCTCCTGAAGCTAACTTAAACCAACGAACAGCTGAAGGCTTTGCTACTAAACGTGTATCAACTAATTATGATAGCGATGGCGAAGTTAAACAACAGTGGCATATCCAAGAGCCCGATAAAGCCGCTAAACTACAGTCTCTACTAGACGCGCTAGAATCATTCCAATATAACCCTGCTCCTGTGATTAACCGCAGAAGTGACCTACCAAATGAAGACCTATGTACTTTGTATACACTCACTGACTTTCATTTGGGTATGTATGCTTACGGTGCTGAGACAGGCGATAACTGGGACATTAATATTGCTAAAAATGAAGCGGTTGCGGGTATATCGAGTATGGCTGAGGGGTCACCCGAATCTAAACTGGGGATACTCAATTTACAAGGGGACTTCCTACACTGGGACGGTCTAGAAGCCGTGACCCCAACAGCCAAACACATTGTAGATGCCGATACACGCTTCTCTAAATTAATAGATATGTCACTCGACGTTATTATGGTAACTGTCGGTATATTATTAGAAAAGCATGAACAAGTTAAAGTGATTATTTGCGAAGGTAACCACGATATTGTTTCTACGATGTGGCTTAGAAAAACGATCAAAAAAATATTTATCGAAAACAAACGTGTCGAAGTTGATGATTCTGAAGTACCTTACTATGCGCATTTACATGGCAATATTATGATTGCTATGCACCACGGCCATAAGAAGAAAAACACTCAACTGCCATCACTGTTTTCGTCTGAACCTCGCTACAGAAGTATGTGGGGACAGGCTAAATATTGTTATATACACACAGGACATTACCACCATGCTGAACAAGATATGGCGGAGCACGGCGGGGCCATCGTCGAAAGACACCCCACTCTTGCAGGTCGCGACGCTTATGCGGCTCGTGGCGGATATGTATCTTGGCGTAGCGCTCGTGCTATTACTTATCATAGTACTCAAGGCGAAATTATGCGTGTAACCGTTACACCGCGCTATAGTTAGTATATAATTGGATAATTGCTAAAGTAGGAATTAATTATGGCGGTTATCTCAGTAAAAGCTTTTAACGGTATATCACCTAAGACGCCTGCGCGACAGTTACAAGAAACTCAAGCGCAAGTGGCGTCTAATTGTGATGTCTTCCGTGGCACCCTGCGCCCGATGAAAGACTTAGGTAGCTCCGTAGCTACTGTTCCCGGTGGTTCGCAGACTATCTATAAATTTGGTCAAGACAGCACTGATGAGTCAGCTGGTTGGTTATACTGGTCTTCTGATGTCGATGTTGCTCGCGGGCAAATAGCAGGTGACACTGAAGAGTGGACTTACTATACAGGTGATGGTGCTCCTAAAGCTATTCGTGCTGGTTCAACTAGCTCGCCTATTCCTATGGGTATGCCCGGTCCTGCTACTCAGCTTATCGCTACTGAAGGTACTGCGCCTGACAATGCTGATGAGCTAGCTCAAGAGACACGTGTGTATACATATACCTACGTCAACAAAGTCGGTGCTAGAAGTATCGAGTCTGCACCTGCACCTGCGGCTTTATCTGTAGATGTAGTTCCCGGACAGCCTGTTACACTCTCAGGTTTTTCTACGCCACCTACTGGGCAAACCGCTACACACGTTCGCATCTATCGCTCTACTGCTGGTACATACCTGTTCACTGCTGAGTTAACTATGGCGGCGGCACTTACTGGCTTCACAGATAATGTAGACCCTGAGTTATTGGCTGAAGAGATCCCTAGTTTATTTTGGTTACCGCCACCTGATGATTTGTCAGGACTAACTAACCTGCCAAACGGTGTAATGGGTGGATTCGAAGGTAGAGATATCTATTTCTGTGAACCTTATATACCTCATGCTTGGCCTGATGCTTACCGTCAATCTATAGACTATCCTATTGTTGGTTTAGGTGCTATTGATACTACTTTAGTCGCAGTTACTAAGGGTACGCCTTACTTTATTCAAGGCTCACACCCTGACTCTATGGTGGTAGTTAAGTCTGATATTGAACAAGCATGTGTATCTAAAGAAAGTATCGTAAGTTTTAACAATGCTGTTTTCTATGCTTCGCCTGATGGTTTAGTGATGTTGAGCTCTGGTGGCTCGCAAGTTATTACACTAGGTATGTTTACCCGTGACCAATGGCAAGAGACATTCGACCCTGAGACTATTCGTGGTTATCACCATGATAACAAGTATATTGGGTTCTATGATAACGGTTCTGAAACTGGCTCGTTTGTATTTGACTTCGACGTTAAACAATTCTCTATGCACGACGTGTATACACCAGTGGCGTACCAAAGCTTACGTAACGACAAACTATATGTATTAGACTCAGGTTCTATTAAGCCTTGGAATGAAGGTTCAGACCTGACATACAGTTGGGCGTCTAAAGTATTTACGTTACCACGTCCTGTGGGTATGGCCTGTGCACAAGTAGAGGCAGAGACTTATCCTGTCACTATCGACATATATGCTGACGGCTCACTTATACATACCCAAGCTGTAGCTAATCGATTCCCGTTCCGTCTACCATCTATTACGGCTAGAGACTGGGAGTTCACACTGACAGGTGATGATGAAGTATTTTCTGTTGCGATAGCACAATCTATGGGGGAACTAGAAAGTGTCTAAACGATTAGGTGATAAGCTACCTCGAGTTACTAGCCAACTACCTGTTGATGTTAGAAGATATCTAGACCGAGTACGTGATGTATTTAACGGTGCTAGTGGCGAGTTACTAACTGTAGAACAACTACGCGGTTTCGGCGTTATCGATAACAATAACAAACCCATTGCACAAGAGGACTCTAGTAATTTAGGTATTCCACCAGCGGTCACTAACTTAGCTGCTGATGGCGCATTTCAGAACATTATTATCGACTGGGACGTGCCCGAGTACTTTGGCCATGCTTACACTGAAATCTGGGCTTCTGATATCTTTGAAGACTCACTAACACAGGTAGAGAAAGACGCATATAACGACCTAGAGCTAGCTAAACCTATCGCTATTACAAGTGGCGCTGTTTACACCGATTATACTGGTGGCGGTAAAGGTCGTTACTACTGGGCTAGGAATGTTAATACAGCAGATACTGCTGGTCCGTTTAATGCGGTAGGTGGTGAGTACGGTGCAACTGCACCTGATGTTGATTTGCTACTAACTACTTTAACAGGTTCAATAACTGAGTCTCAGCTTTACTCGGACTTGGGTGCTCGCTTAGATGGTTACGATGACGATATAGATGGTTTAATCACTACATACGGTTCGACCGTATCCGCGGCTACGAGTGCGGCTGAAGCCGCCCAAAGTGCAAGTGACGCCATAGTAGCTAAAACCGCAGCGTTAGGTGCAGAGACTGGAGCAGTAGCAGCCCAAACCGCAGCATTGGGCGCAGAGACAGGTGCAGTAGCAGCTAAAACCGCAGCATTGGGCGCAGAGACAGGTGCAGTAGCAGCTAAAACCGCAGCATTACTAGCACAAACAGGGGCTGAAACCGCAGAGGACAGTGCTGTAATTGCTAAAACCTCCGCAGAAACCGCTCAGAGTAATGCAGAAACATCTGAAACTAACGCAGCTACTAGTGCAACTAACGCACAAGGTTCAGCATCAGCCGCTTCTACATCAGCTACTACAGCAGCTCAATCAGCTACAGACGCGGGAGATAGTGCAACAGCCGCAGCTACTAGTGAAACTAATGCAGCTACTTATGCTACAGATGCAGGTACTGCTTCTACAGCAGCTCAAACAGCTAAACTAGCAGCTGAAACAGCTCAGAGTAATGCAGAAACATCTGAAACTAACGCAGCTACTAGTGCAACTAACGCACAAGGTTCAGCATCAGCTGCTTCTACATCAGCTACTACAGCAGCTCAGTCAGCTACAGACGC